AGTGGAAGCACATACCGGATAACAGGTATCGAAGATTTCCACAGGGAAATGGATATGGTCTTACACTGTGCGGAGATTTTATAATGGTAACTGCAATTTTTCCAAGAGTCAATATTGACACAAAAGACTTTGAGCAACAGCTTCATGAGCATCTTGATGATAAAGCTGCTGAGATTGCCTTGCAGATCAAAAAGGATGCCAAAGCTGGGGCATACAGTTCAGGTCATAAAAAGTTTAAAGATTTGTCTGGGAGACTCAGAAAATCAATTAAGCGGAAAAAAAGTAAGTTCGATGACGGCGGGTATATCGTGAAAGCTGGTGGGCCGGGGGCGATGCAAGCATGGTTGATAGAACACGGTCACGGTGGCCCAAGACCAGCAGCACCACATCCGTTTCTAAAGCCAGCCCTTGACAAGAATATTAATTTTGCAAGAGAAAAATTTAACGAGAAGATGAAATAATGCGACAGATATTAACTGGAATATATGGCAGATACAACGGCAACGCAGCCTTGAAAGCAGCATTGCCCGGAGCCTTACATCTTGAGCTTGCACCTCAAGGAACGGCAACAACTTATGCTACTTATTTTTCTCCCTCTGCAAGACCAGATTATATGCTGAAGGGTCGGATGTATGAAATAGTTACAATCCAGTTCGATATTTATGCTTCTACAAATGTTTTGAGATTAACAGCTTATGAGGCTCTTATCGCTTTGTTCGATGATTCCCGTCCGACAGCCACTGGATACACATCCATTTTAATGGAAAGGACTTTAGAACAGTTTGTCAGGGACGGAGATCAGGATCAACTTTACAGAGCAGTCGTTACTTATGAATGCCGGTACATGAAATGAAAATATTATTAGCAAATAATTCTCTTGAATATCTGGGTGGCACAGAAACCTGGATGATAACGATGTTCAACTATTTATCGAAAGAACATGATGTCGATGTTTATGTTCCTGCTCATGAGAAGAATACACTAATAAAAAAAGGTTTCGATGAATCAAAAGAATACGACTTGGGGATAATTAATCATAAAACTTGCCTTAAAGAGTTATCAGATTTCAATATTGGGAAAAGGATCCGCACATCACATGGGGTACTTCCTGGTGAAGAAGAGCCAACAATTGGGGCAGACATATATGTTGCGGTATCAGAAGAAGTCCAATCAAGCTTAAAAGGCAAAGGATTCGACTCCTGCGTGATACGGAATCCAATTGACACAGATCACTTTGGTTATTCAAAACCTAACCCGACATTGAAAAAAGTTCTCTGGATGAATAATAAAACTCCAATGCTCAGTCTGATTGAACAGGCATCGAAAGGATATGAGTTTAAAATTCAGACAGGGTTTAAAAATGGGACGAGTTCTTTAATGCAGGAAGCCGATCTGGTCATAACTTCAGGCAGGGGAATTTATGAAGCATTAAGTTGTGGGAAAAATGCAGTTATTATAAATTGGTTAGGGTGTGACGGTTTAGTAACGGAAGAGAATATAATTGAATTTAGAAAAACTAATTGTTCGGGCAGAACTTTCAGAGAATGCTGGGAGCCAGAAAGAATTTTGGAAGAGTTAAAAAAATATGACCCTGAACGAAACATGAGGGATTATATTCTTGAGAACAACGAAGTTTCAAAAATAGCAGAACAATATCTATCACTACGGGAGGTGAAGGATGAAAAAAATTAATTTGGGTTGTGGGAAAAGGCACTTGGAGGGTCATGTCAATATCGACATCCAAGAAAGAATTAAGCCTGATTTAGTATGTGATGTAACAAAGGGATTGCCTTATGAGGACAATTCCGTTGATGAGGTAAAGGCATATGATTTCTTAGAACATATACCGATTGGGAAGACGGTTGATGTTATCATGGAGATCTGGAGAGTTTTAAAACCCGGTGGGAAGTTTGAAAGTTATACGCCTGATGCAGAGTTCGGGCAAGGAGCATTTCAAGATCCGACTCATGTCAGTTTCTGGGTTGAAAATTCATGGCTTTATTATTCCGATAAAGATTACAGGGAGCTTTATGGTATTGAAGCAAATTTTAAAATAGATGGGATAAAGAGAATTTCTACTGAAGATCGGGTATACCATTTATTTGTAGTAGCAACAAAAATCGGGAGAGAAAAATGATATCAGACAAGATAAGCATAATCATACCAGTAGTACGGCAGGAGTCGGCTGAACGATGTATTGAGTCAGTCCATAAATATTTACCTATGGCAGAAGTGGTCACAGAAGTTGATTTTGATGAGATAGGTTGTCCCAAGATGGTCGCACGGTTAACCAAGCAGACAACAAAAGATTGGGTTCTTTTCCTTGGTGATGACACAGAGGTTGAACCCGGCTTTGAGGATGCCCTTGAAACCACATTGAGCGAAATGCCTGATGGTTGGTGGGGAGTTGTTGGAGTGTGGACACAACCGGGTAATTTCCAGGGGCATTGGATGGCACACAAAAGAATGCTTTCTATTCTTCCTGATGAACAATTTTTTAACGAAGCATATCAGCATTGTTACTGCGAGAATGAATTAAAAGAAATCGCTGAAGAACATGGAAGATGGATAAAATGTGAAGGTGCAAAATTACTCCATCACCACCCTGCAAATTATGGGGAAGAATTCGATGATGAGTTTTACAAAAGAGCATATGGTGATGAAAAATATTTACTCGACAAGGCAACATATATCAAGCGGAAAAGAAAACGTATTGGCAAAATAGCTATCGGGTTCCCACTGGTTGACAACACGGTTCCTGTTTCTTTTTTTACATCATTCTCCTGCATGGAAAAACCCGGTGAATATGTCATGCTGATACCTCAGTTTGCACATGGCCCATTCTCAGGGAACATAGCAGATGCGAGAAACAGCTTGGTTGAACAAGCCCAGATGGAAGGTGCAAGTCATCTTTTAATGTTGGATACAGATCAGGTATACCCACCAGAAACTTTGACAAAATTAATGTCGCACAAGGTTGATATATGTGGTGTGAGAGTCCATAGACGATGGATGCCTTTTGACCCGATATTCATGCGAGGCGATGTAGGTGAATATGAAAGTGTGCCTGAAGAAGAAATGTATTCAGGGAAATTAATCGACATCGATGCCACTGGAACCGGGTGTTTGCTTTTCGATATGAAAGTTTTCGACAAGGTTAGATTCCCTTGGTTTAAGCTTGGTATCAAGAATGGCAAACCAGTTGGAGAAGATATTTATTTTTGTAGCAAGGCAAGGAAGTCAGGCATCAGGATCTGTATCGACACATCCATTGAAGTCGGACATTTAACAATGATTGAGGTTAATCGGTGGCTGCACCAAATTTGTAAACATATACAAGTTAAGCAAGGCAGTTAAATTATAACATAGGAGAAGAAAATGGCTATCGTTGGTAAGGACGGAAAAGTAACACTTGGAGCCAACAGTGTTGTTGGTATGGGTACATGGTCACTGGACGGTATTAATGTAGAAGAATTCGATGCTTCTGCTTTCGGTGACGAATGGAAAAGTTTTGAATACGGCATGAAAGATGGTGGGACTGTCTCTTTTAATGGACACTACACACCAACTGATACTACAGGCCAGCAAATGTTACAACTTGCCAACCTGTATAATTCTGCCTTAACCGACTTGAGATGTTACATTGATGACACATCATATTATGTCCCAAGTCAGTCAACCAGTTATTTTGCACCCGGTGCATATTCAACTGGTATGCCCGGTAAGGTCAGCACGTTGACCATTACATCGTATAACATTGGTCTTGATAAATCAGGACTTGGAACTATCAATTTCACAGCTAAAGTTTCTGGCTTGATGGTTCTTGTTTAAACAGATTGGGCAGGCCGTCATGACGGAACAGAGGGTATTCCCGGCCCTTCCTGCCCACCCTTAACTTAACGGGATGGGAGAGATATTATGAGTACGCAATTTAGTTTAAAAGATCCGAACCCTGGAGTGTGGTTTAAATTTAACGAAGATGATCCTGAATCTGGTGAAATAAGAATCAGGGTAGTCAACTCAGCACAAAGAGAAGAGATGCAAAAAGCCTGTGTGAAAAACAAAGTTGAATATAAACATGGTCAAAGGTTTGAATACACAACCAACAAAGATGCACTCTTTTCAAAAATGCTTTGGGATTATTCCATTGTGGAATGGGTCAGACTTGAGGATGATGATGGGACTCCGATTGAATGTTCCTCAGAAAACAAAGTCAAGCTGATGAAAGAAAATGTTGGGTTTGCTCAATTTGTAAGCACTTGTCTTGAGATAATTACAGAGACAGAAGAAAGCAGAGTGAGCATGGTCGAAAAAAACTTAATGAGCGGATCAGCAGACTCTGTAGTGGAGAAAAGCCAGACTGTAAAATCTGCAAAAAAATAAAAGGTGATGCCTTTGACATCATGGATTGCAAAATATGTTTGCCTGATTGTTTACCGGAAAACCAAGATGCTGAAAAAATATACCTCATTGTCAGGGATCAATATATCATGAGTTCTATGGGTGGCCCCGTGGCTATAAACCAAATGGCTATCCATAGAGCAATGGATTTATACGATATCGAATTCAGGCAGGATTGTTTTGAAAAAGTTGTGAATGTGGGTAGAAAGTTCTTGCAGGAATATAATGAAAAGCAAAGAGATAAGCAGGAGCAATAAATGAGCAGTATAGGTTCCATCTACGTTGAAGTCAGGGGTGATATAACCCAGTTTCAAAAAGATATGTCTAAGCTCCGTGCTGTCGCTAAGAAGGGTGGAAAGGAAGTATCTGATGCTTTGAATAATGGTATAATGCCGGGGAAAGCATCCCAGTCAATCAGTGCATTATCAACAGGCT